ATTGTGACCTGTAACCCCATTCGGATGACCGGGAGCAGGTAAATGAGGAAGGGAAGTGATTCCTCGCATATGAGATGTAACAAAATGCGTTCGCTATTAGGATTTTTTAACATAGTGAAAAAACACAAAATAAAAACACCATTTCAACAATGGTATTTCAGGAGGTTAACTATTCAATGACATTTACAGATCCAACAATGCCTAGTACGCAATCGCTGTTCCAGAAGATGGTCGACATGTTCGGTACAGCGGGTACGATTGGGGTAGCAATTATCGGTGGTGCGGTTGCACTCGGTATTCTCGTAATTCTTGCAAGATGGGGCTGGATACTGCTCAAAGGATGGCTTTCACGTTCCAAATAATGAGCAATATCCAGTCAAGGCGGAGAGTGTTAGTGGCACTCTTCGTCTTTTTACTATTAACGCCATTAAGTAGTCTTGTTGATGCATCAGCCCCGACACCATCACTGAGACTGCTGACAACCGACTGGCGTACAGGCGAACTCGAAATCGCTTATGAGAACGCAATTTCAGGATACACGATTGAAGTATATGCCGCAACACACGATAGCGCAGGTAGCTATCAGAAAATAGATAGTTTTACGGCTTCTGGATCATCAGGCAGTCACATCACCAGTTTCTTAGAAAACGGTCAGAGCATCTGGTTTTACATTGCGCTGATCGGTCCGGACGGAAGCCGAATCTCACGGTCCAACACGCAAAAACAAACGCCACCGATCACGGCGTTTATCATCAATTGGCCCGATATGCTCAAAGACCTGGATGCGATGATCAACAATGCACTAATTAATGCCCTGAAACCCTCCCAGCAGGCCCAAGACGACCTCAAGAACGCGCTAGACGGTCTCAAGGATGCCATAGGGGGCAATTCAGCCAATAACGCTGGCAAGGGCCTACAGGATGCTGTAGACAACGCACAAGGCGGCATGCGTCCTCCTATCGTGCGTGATGACGGTAGAGGTACATATGATGGCGGTAACACAGGCGGTAAATTGCCGCAGGACCCAACAACAGGCGATGGCGGGCTGGTCTATCCAAACCCGGATTCAGGTACACCCACGGAACTCACTATGTGTCTGCCTTACGGGGTGGATATGCAAGGGAAACTGCTTAAGGCGTGCATCTTCACGGCCGAGCAAATGGAGAAAATGAAATGGCTCGATGTGCTTCGGCAATTGTGCGGCGCGACGATCTGGATCATGTTCGCAATCTATTTGATTCAGCGATTCACCCCACAACTCAAGGTGTAATGTTCGGGTTTTGGTTCGAAAACAACGCAGCTGCGGATCCAGCAGCCGCATCATTTTGGATCAAATTCCGAACGATCGATTAGAACCGGCTTTGGATCCGGATGCCAAAATCCGAACGATAGGAGATTATCCCAATGGATTTCATACTCAACGCAGTGACGGGCATGATCAACACAATGTCGGTCGTGCTCGGGAGTTGGAGTTTTACCCGAAACCTCGGGCAAGATATGGCACTCATCGTTCCGTATCTGCAGAAAGCAAATATGCTCTTGCCAGTATCTGAATTTTTCGCGGTGCTGTCCTTATGGATCGGCCTGCAACTTGTACTGGCGGCTTACTACTGGATCACAAGAGCAATCAATTTACTAAGGGGTGCAGGCTAATGTTAGCGGTAGCTTTATTCATATTAGGTTGTTTTGTCGGCTGGAAATTAGGACGGAGATATCAGGATTTCCAAGACTCATGCTTGCGCGGCGTGTCGCTAAGATCGTAGATCAGCGTGATCGCTTCGCCAAGGAACAAGGCGAATATGAGAAATGGGAACGGCAGGACGAGCGAATCCGGAAAGCAAACGATAATCTTCGTGAGGAGCTGGGATCATGATTGAAGCATTTTGTGGATTACCGGGTGCAGGCAAGACGTATCTCATGACCAGAATGGCGATGAAAAAAATGAAAAAGGGGCATCGAGTCTATGCAAATTTTCCTCTTAAGGGTGCAATCCGTTATACCCAAATCGAAGAACTCTTTGATATCAAGCGGCAACCGGGGGAAAAACGTTCCCCTGTCATCCTTATCGATGAAGCTGGACTTATTGCCCCTGCCGGGTCGTGGAAAGCCATACCATTCGAGGTTATGGCCCACTGGCGGCAACATCGACATGCAGGGGTGAATATTTGGTATACCGCGCAAGACTTGCGAGATGTGGCCGTTCCTCTTCGGCGCGTCACGCAATTTGTGAATTACGTAAGTAAGTTCGGCCCGATTATCAAGTGGCGTACCATCAACCGAGCAACAAAGGCAAATACGGGTCAGGTTTCACGTGGTTTGATAAGACGGTCGCGGAACAATACGATTCCTTTGCCGAGAACGTAGAACGGCAAAATTATCTGAAGGGAGTCTAATGCATGCTGGATAAAATTTTTCACGTGGTCAACGGTGTGACCCAGCTAGATGAAAAATCACTGATGGAGATCACCGACGAACAATTTTTGAAATTGGTAGCCTTGCAGATCGGCGAGGTGCCGATTTCAAAAATGAGATTAACAGGCACCAGGAATGATGCCTTTATGTTCTTCCGGGCGCAGGATATAGACTACAGTTTTGCTTATGATCGAAAACAATTGCTATTTCAACGTTTAGAGCGTGGGAATTGGCATTTCATAGTGGGGTGGATGCATGTTTAGCGACATTTTTGATTTTCTCTATGTTTTACTCGCAATTTCTTTGGAATTAATTTCATAGATTCACTTGTAATATGTGGTTACTTATATTATACTAATAATATGAGTAACCATAAATTATTGGAGGCGAATATTTTATGAAATACAGTGTAATTGCAGAGGAAAAGCTGGGATATGAAATTGCTGAAAAAAGTTGTACTGGTGAAGAGTTTGCGGTAATAACAGCCGAAGAATTTGCAAAGAAATATGCTGATGCAAATGTATATATTCGTTTCTATCATAAGTCAAAAGGTCAGGTAGGTTACCTAAATCAAGACGGAAATCACGATATTACAGGTAAACCATGGGTCTTTGAATAAAACGAATATTAGGAGGTTGTGAGATGCAAACAAAGCGCAGGGTGGGTAGGCCAGCAATGGGGGTCAACAAACAAATTAAGTTGACCCTTCCAGAAGAAGATTGGATTGAGATTGAAAAGATGATAGCGAACGGAGAGGTTGACGGATATTCCGGTTATTTCAGGCAGCTACATCAGAATAAAAACCGTGAAGAAGAAAAAGCGGTGGTTGATAAATGGAGAAGTTTATAAGGAGTTGTTGAGTATGCTGCCAGTTTTAATTAAAGTTTCTGTTTTCATGATCATCTTAATCTTAATTTCAATAGCTTCTATATTTACATTCCATAAGATTTACAGTTTGTTGCGAAGCAAGGAAAGTTGAGTAGCTGCCAATAGCGAGACGGCAGTCCGCGGCGGCAGCTACTCAACTTTGGGGGAAAGGGTGATAGGATGGCACAGCGCGGCGCGTTAGCGGCGCCCTTGGTAATAACTACGAAATTGCCGTCACCCTGTTTTGAGCAAATGGATGGTCCGAGGGAGAAAACGGGAGAATTAAGGGTATTACCCCGAAAAAATGAACCTTCGACCTTAGACGAGCGTTTTATACGGTATCAGATGCAATCAGCGAGTAAATACATACTACCGAATAATCGTGTTGGGATTTGCTTAAGGCATCAGGTCGACAAATACGGCGGCGTAGACTTATATAAGCACAGGGCAACGCAGAAGGCCTTTTACGGCGGTTTGATGGTGTGTGGGAGTGTATGGGTATGTCCGGTGTGTGCGAGCAAGATTTCGGAGCGTAGGCGTTCTGAACTCAAGACAGCATTCAAAGGTCATTTGGATACTGGAGGACACTGTACAATGGTTACATTGACGTTCTCACACTCTGCACGAGATAAGCTAGATGAATTATTGTTGGCACTTGGTAAGTCTGTAAATAAATTTCGTAGCGGCAAGCGTTACAACAATTTTCGAAAAGAGATTGGTCTGATCGGGAGCATCCGAGCCTTTGAAATTACGTACGGCCAGAATGGTTGGCATCCTCATATTCACTTGTTACTTATGCATCAGTATGAGATTGACCCATGGGATTGGGTTGAAATGGAGGACAAACTGTATAGTATGTGGTCAGGCGCATGTGCCGCAAACGGATTAGATACTAGCCGGGAACATGGACTGAAAATGCATGATGCGGCCGAAGCGAGCACGTACATAGGCAAGTGGGGCGACTTGATGGACAAGCGTTGGGGCACTGATAGCGAGATGACCAAGCCAACATCAAGAAGGGCCGTGAAGGTAGCATGACCCCATTTGATTTTCTTCGGGCAATCGTTGAAGATGGCGATCTGCAATACGAAAGTAAATTCAAGGAATATGCCTTGGCAACCAAGGGTAAGCAACAATTGGTTTGGAGTCCCGGCCTTAAGGATCGGTACCTGATCGATGATAAGAGTGACGAGGAAGTAGCAACCGAAAAAGTAGAGGAAGCAGATCTGCTCGGGGTGCTGGATTGGAAGGATTGGCAATACATTGTGCGTAATGATCTTAGATACAAATTGTTAAAAGAAGTAGAGGAAAATGGATATGAAATCGGACTTTATAACATCGGTATAAAAAACAAAAAGCCCACCGAATGATGGACTCTTAACAATCCCATAGCCGACGGGATTTACTAAATGATATTATAACGTAAAAAGGCTTAAAATGATACGGGTGGAAAATAGCATTTTTTGTAGGCTACCTAACCGAAGGTAGCCTTTTTCATTGCCTCTTTCCTCGGGAAAGGAGGTGCTTGAGTTATTCCAAGACCCCGTTTACCAGAACACCTAAGAAGAGAAAAATTTGGTATTAGATTACCCAAATGGATGATTGATGAAATTGATAAGCAAGGAAGTAGGTCCGACGTAATAGAAAAGGCTATGCTTTTATACCTAAAAAATGCTAAAGAATCAGGAAAAAAGTGCTAGACAAAATTCTTTATTTTTTTTATACTGTTTCCGGGACCCAAATACTTGTTCTTATAAAAAGGAGTGAATTTAGTGATAGTGACAGTTGAGGGAGTTATCACCAGCAAAGAATTAAAAACCAAGGATACTGACAAAGGGCCAGTATTGTCTACGGAATTACTCTTAGCCCAGCCTGGTGAAAAGATGCAAACCGCCGTGAGACTCCAAGGCGACAAAAGAGAACTCTATGACATCTACGAAAAAAATGATTTTACGGGACAGCTTATTGCATGGCCTAGCCGCGATGGTGTCGGCATGATGGTCATGGTACGCGATGAATGATGATCTTCTCCGGGAGATACGTGACCTTGCGGTCGACAATCTTACCGTCAATCAGGATAACGGTACAGCAATAGGTTACCTAAATGACGAGATCACGAATGTACATAATACGGTCAATCACCTCTCCGATCAGGTGGACATTCTGAACCATTCGCTCTACGTAACAAATCAATATCTCATGTGGTCCGTAATTTGCTTAATGCTTATGACGGCTCTAGCCATGTTCACGGTCGGCTACAAAATTACGAGGAAGTGATTATATCGATTTTGTTTTTACGATGATAGGAATTTCCTTCGTTCTCGCGTTGTTCGATCTGGCTAGGCGTTGGTTATTTCAATCATCAGACCTCGACGATCCGGGAGGAATGGATTAATGGATGCCTTCTTCTCCGTATTGCTCTTATTCTTTTTTGCAGGTGTCGTATCTGGCTTACTGAGGTTCATGACCAAATGAAAGGAGGTGAAGGTACGAGAAAGCTATTTATATGTCTATGTACAGCAGTTGTCATGATGATCAGCATGTTTCCGGTGGGGAACGCCTTTGCGGCCCAGACCAATTGGTTCGGTTCCATTGATCAGTATAGAAGCGGTCAATTGTCTGAATCGAAAACCGAGTGGTGGGACAACGACGAAACAACGGGGATGCCACTTACTACTGCTGGTGGAATACTTTTTACACCACTTCTTGAGATTTCAGAAATTCGTATTATCTCATCGGCACCAGTACGTGTAAGGTTTTTTACTGGCAATACTCCTAACTATGTGCAACTTGGAGAACTAACGACGCAAGGTACTGGCCAATTAGAAACCTATTCTGTTGATTACAAAGATGTCAGGTTGATTCGTCCGAATTTACCGCCGGGTGGTAAGGCAGGAATTTTGTACGAATTTGAAGCTTATGTGAAACAGCCGCCAGACCAAACACCGCCAGAAGTACCAACTGGATTATCCGGGAACATCGTCGGTACCGATGCAGTCTTAACATGGTTTCCGGTCCCGGATTCGGACTTAGACAAATATTTTGTCTATGTCGATGGAGTCAAAGTATTGGAAACCAAAAGCACAACGGCTACGATCCCGATGGCTAAGGAAGGTGTCAAATACACTTATCAGGTCTCAGCAATAGACTTTGCTCGAAATGAGTCGGCAAGATCATCCTCGGTTGTCCTAGAAAGGAAACCGCCAGACACGACACCGCCAGCGGTGCCAACGGGTTTGGTCGGAACCGGAGCCGATAAACAAGCAATGCTCAAATGGAATGCCAATACGGAATCAGATTTGGCGGGCTATGTGATTTACCAAGATGACCGGGAGATACATAGAACGACTTCGATATCGGCATCGGTGACGGGTCTGACCAACGGCAGGACCTACCAATTTGCATTGGCGGCTTATGACACATCGGGCAATGTCTCCGCAAAATCTAATGCCGTATCGGTTGTGCCATCGGACAAAATCGATGTGAACCTGATCCCGAATATGGATTCGATCATTGTACAGATCATTTCCGGGACAAGCCCCTTTGAAGTCGATTGGGGCAGTGGAAATGACACGTTCAACGCAAGCCAGTATACGATTACAGGACTAACCGCCAACACCGATTACACCGTCACAATCACGGATGCGCAAGGCAGGATATGGTCGGCCACCATCAACACAGGTGACAAGAAGGGATTCATACCGCCGACGTTTCCAAGTCCGCAAGATTTGTTCCAACGCATGCTGAATGTATTTGGCACGGCTGGAACGATTGCGGTAGCGATTATAGGCGGCGCGGTTGCGCTGGGTATCCTCTGTGTACTCGCAATGTGGGCATGGCGCTTACTCAAACGTTGGCTGGCAAAGAGCAAATAGTGATGTAGGGGTATGGGGATATATCCCC